TCACTGTGCCTAATCCAAAGCCGGCGTACGCTAATCGTTTGCCTAGCGTCTGAAAGGTTAAAGCCATTTGTGCTACTAAACCACTACCATTCTTAATTGCGTTGATCCATGCTGGTGCTGCGTATTTCATCAACACTTTAAATGTAATTCCAGCAGTTGCGGCTAATGACGCAAAGCCTGCAATCATTCCACCTAAGCCAATTTTAAATGCGGCGTACGTTGCAGTAAATGCTCCCGCTAAAAATAATAAACCTTTTCCTAGTCTTTCAATAATGTATAAACTAGCAGCCAAGGCAGCAATTGCCGCGCCGAGTTTAACAATTGCTTCAATCATATTGCCAACTTTTTCGTCATCCATTTTATTGACGAGTTCTACTAATGGTTGTATTGCTTTTAATAAACTTAATTGTAATTTTTGTACAGCAATGTCAAGTTTGTTTTGCATTTCTGCTGTTTGCTGTACTGCTTTAGCATATTGCAAACTACTAGCCGTTGCTGCGGCTAATTGACCAGCAACGCCTTGAACGTTAACACCACGGAAACTCTTACCTAACAAATCTGTGGTTAAGACTGCACGTTTACCGGCGTCATCTATCTTAGCCAAACCTTGTATTGTTTTAGCAAGAATGTCTTGTTCGCTTAGTGTGGCTAAGTCTTGTAATGTTACGCCAACTTCACCAAATGCTTCTTGCGTTTTTTTGCCGCCAGCGGCTGCATCACCTATAGATTGAGTTAACTTATATATTGATTGTGTTGCTTGTTCTGCTGTGCCACCATTCAATTGAACTGCTTGTTGAAATCCCAATACATTTTGTACAGCCATACCAGTAGCATCGCTTACGTCTTGGATGCCGTCTGCAAGATTAATAACATTTCTGATAGCGGCGCCAATTGCTAATCCGGCAAGTGCAGATTTTAAGCCGACAAATTTATTGTTGAGTTTTTCGACATTTCCTTCTATTTTTTTAAGCGCGGGGCTAATTCTGTCTTCGAAGGTGCCGCGGAATGCTAAATCTGACATGTTACTTTGCCTTTATTATCTGTGTTATTCTTTTTTGTATGAATTCTTCTGTAGGCTTACTCATACCTTGTGGTGCTTGCTCACTACCGCGCAGACCTCGAGGTGTCATGTGTCTACCTTTGTCTAACACTTGTGCATACTGATACTTGGCTTCGATAGTATTACCTCTAAGTTTAGTGTTTCTTCTTGCATTACCGGTTTTAACAGGCGTATTCTTAACAAACTCTTTGTATGCCTCTTTTGGCACTTTATCTAGTTTGCGTTGAATACGCTTTAATGACGCAGACATTGTATTGACTGTTAGTGTAACTGACATTATTGACCCTTGACTTTGCTCATCAATGCTAGTAACTCATCTGAAGTGTAATCAGGGATAGGATCTTTGCCACCATTCATAGCCTTCTTGTGCTGATAGTTTTCAAAGGTTAGTGCCGCATCCATAATATACAAATCAAATGTGTTACTTCTATTTAATGCTTCACTGGGTAACAATCCATAACGTTTACCTAGTGAATCAATCATTAATATTGACATCATCTTTTCAGACTTAGGGTCAATATTGTCATTAGTTACTTTCCCAAGATATCAGTCACCTTTGTAATTGCCTTCATCAATACATGAGTTGGTAGCATCGCATCGTCTTTAAGAATTTGCGCACCGGCTTCATCAAGTATTAATGTACGTACTATGCCAATAATGTTACCAGTATCGTTAGAGGTCATGTTTGCCAATTTCAAAAATATTTCCATTGGTTGACGATCCCATGTGTAGAACGAAATGGCTTCGCCGAACTCTTTGATGGTTTCTTCATCATCAATAGAAATTTCGATTAGTTGGGGTTTTGCTGAGAGTTGTGAGAGTTTCATTTATTTTCCTTTTAAATTGTTGTATTGTATTTAGTTGTTATCGTCTAGTTCTTCTAGTAGTTGATTAAGAAGTGCTAAACGAAATGTTTGTTTTGCTTTTAATTGTTTGCACGTTGCCATCATGTTGTCTAACATTGGCATTGTCTTTGCTTCATCTGCAATAAGACTACGCAATTTTTCTTCATTGGTTTTTAACCAGATTTGTTCTTTAATCATTTGTTACTTTCATTAAAGGGAAAGGGACATTTTAAGTCCCCTTCTCATTACTGATTAAACAGTACCGTTAGTCATTGAACCGTCGACTGCAATAGTGACGGGTGATACCCAAACGGGTGCTTCTGGGTTAACAGTAGGTGCAAGACTTGTGATAAAGCCTGTACCTTCTGTGTAGTAAGCACCGTTTGCGTTACCATTCCAAAATATCTTGAAACTCAATGGAGTCTTGTTGATACTTAGATCGGATAGACCAAAGTAACCTGCTGTTGTGTTACCAAGACTAGCGTTACCAAACCATACTTCATCATCAATAACGATGTTGGTAGTGATTTCGTTGTCTGCCGGTGTAGGTAGTTTTTGCATGTCAGTATTACAGAAGTCAGTGTATGAATATACACCGGTGCTATTTGTAATAGTGATATCTTGTAAACAGATCACACCTAGTGGGCTTGTTTGCACGTTTGCTACGTTAGTGCTGATCTGAATTATTGGTTGTGAACCAGTTTCGTTTACGGTAATTCTTGCCATTTTAGTTCTCCTTTGTTGTGGCTTTAAGTGTTAAATTCCATTCGGGTCATTTGAAATGTCCAGGTATGACGCTCTGCTTGAGTAGGACCATATATTAGTTCCTGCGTAAATGTTCTTTGAAAATATCCATCCATCAATTGCTTTCCATCTACTGAATCAGTAACTAGATTTGCAATGATAGCGTTTAACTGAATATTGTATGGATCGTCTTGAAAACTTATATAAGTCACACTAAACTGATCCACAGCATTGTAGATATATCCACAATAAGTTATCGCCAATTGGTTTACGCTTCTTTCTACGGTATGCACATCACTTACATAAACGCCATAACGAACTACATCACTATCGCTAGGGAAGTCGTCATAGATTGGTACATTCCATTTTGAAGGAATTGTCAATCTTAGCACATCGATTATTTCTTTCGTTGTAATCAATGGTGCGTTTAATACAGTTACTTGTGCTATAGCCATTAGAAATATCTCCTGTCGCCGTTGAAGTAATCAACGTCTGCTGTCCAATTTTCTTCAAGTTTTGTCGTTGGTCCGTTAGGATTATCTTGATTTAAATCATAGAAGTTCATAAGTTGCAACGCTTTAGTCCATTCGGTTTCACAACGTTTCTGTGCAAACTCATAGTTTTGCATATCAACCTCGTTCATGTTAGATACGTCAGTTACTAGGCTTTCATAGAAAACTAAGATAGCCCCAAACGTATCCAATCGAATTAGTGTCTGATCATTTTTGATGAGCAAACTTGGATTAAAACTTGATATCAATTGTCCATTAGGCAGATTCGCATAATAGTAAGCACCAAGAACGGTGTCGCAGTATTTCTGCCACCATCCAAATTCTAACTTGTAAAGCCACTCTTGTGAACCGACTTTAAAGTATGGAGCCCAATCAACGTTCAATGCTGCCGCTCTACGCTCCGCTGCCGGATCGTAAAAGGCAATATCTGCTACTGTTGCATTTGAGATTCTTTGATATGGTACTGACATATTATATTTTTCCTAGACAATTGAGAGAGTGTTGCCACTCTCTCATTTCAATATTAGGCCTGTTGAATGTTGATTGCGCCACCACGACGTAAGTCACCAACGCCAGAACCGAAGTATCCAACACCAGTCAACCAGATTTGTAGACCACCAGGTACTTCACCTGACTTCAACTGCAATCCTTCTTTCATAACAGTGAACAATGCACTGTCACCGAAGTATGCGCCGACTAGTACGTTTTGACCAGCGGAACCAAATACAGTACGTGTTGTTGCTTGCAAGAATGTAGTGAACATAACCATACAGCCATATACAGACTCGATACGACCTGTTGCTAGCAATTCGTTACCCAATGCAGATAGGTTACTACCACCTGATTGAGAAACAGCGCCACCAGTCAATTCAGCAAGAAGACGATTCAATGAAGAACCATTCTGACCTGCTGGAGTTGCTGTAACTGTTGCGGCATCACCGTTACTGTCAAGAACGATAACTGGAGTACCAGGCATACGTGCGACTTTAAAGTTTTGCTTAACGTTACGAATTGTTTGCAATACGCTGTTAGCAGTAAAGCCTTGTGTTTGTGTTCCACCAGTCCAACCAGCCGCTGTAAGTTCCATAGCGCCTAATTCTAAGACACGTGGGAATCCGTCAGCAGGAGTTGCTGTGTAGAATGTGTTGCCTGGAGTTGCTTTGAAAGACAAGAATGCCTTAGTAACACGCTGATCAACTTTTTCAGCGAATGACTCACCCAATTCAGCGCCAAGAGTAGCAGCCAATTGGAATGATGTTGTCCATCCGTAGAAGATGTCGAATGC